ATTTAGTTAAGTTGTTAGGTATGTCTTATTTTGCAGGGCCTACAACACCAAGGGATTTATCGGAGGAGTGGGAGAAGAAACAGGCAGAAAGGCAAAGGGAAATAAATAAAATGATTAAAATAGGAAAGGAGAACTAGATGCGATTATTGTTGTGGGTTTTGTTAATTAGTGGTATAATTTTGGTGTTTCCATATTACCTTTATCTACTTAGTTTAATGTATCACATGGGTAGGGTAAAGGCAATTGGAGAAGTTTTAAAGAAAGAAATTAAGGAGGGTTATTTAAATGAAAAAAAAGAAAATTAGTTTTGCAGATAAGGTAAGAGCTAATATTGAAAAACAAAAGAGTCAGAAAAGTCAATATGGTTATTTGAAATTACTAAAGGGTGTTAATGTATTTAAGGAGGAACCTGGTAGCAGAGTTAAACTTGATATTTTACCATATGTGGTTACTGATCCCAATCATCCAGATAGAGATGATGAATTAGGCATTGCTGTTCCTGGAGCTTTGTGGTATAAGAGACCATTTAAGCTTCATAGGAATATTGGATATAATAATATGCCTTTAGTGTGTCCTACAAGTATTGGTAAGCGTTGTCCAATATGTGAGTATAAACAAAGGTTATTGAAAGAAGGTAAAGATTGGAGAGATGATTCTGTTAAGGCATTAAAGACATATTTACGTAATTTATATATAGTTGTTCCTTTAGACAATAAGAACTATGAGGAAAGGCCTTATGTTTGGGACATTAGTGATCACTTGTTTCAGAATAAACTTAGTATAGAGCTTGAGGAAAATCCAGAATATGCTAATTTTCCAGATTTAGAGGATGGGTATACTCTTAGAATTAGATTTACTGAAGAGCAGTTTGGTAAGAATAAGTTTGCAGATACCAGTAGAATTGATTTTGAGAAGAGAGAAAAGAAGTATGATGAGAGCATTCTTGACAAAGTGCCTAATTTAGATGAAGTATTGGTTGTGCTTCCATATGAACAAATTGAGGCTAAATTCTTTGATAGTGAAGATGATGCTGTTACTGATGTGGATAAGGCAATCGATGAAGTAGTTGATGAAATTGATGAAGATGAGGACGATGAAGATGTTGAACCTCGTAAGGCTAAGATTATTGTGTCTAAGCCTAAACTTGCAGTAGCTGATGGAAAGTGTCCATATGGGCATGAGTTTGGTAGGGATGAAGGATCATATCTAGAATGTGCTGATTGTATAGAATGGAATGCTTGTGCTGATGCTAAGGATGAGTTAGGTGGGTAGGCGTAAATTGAGTGAACAAATAGAAGAACATAGCATGCAGGAATTAGAAGAGCTTAAGCCATTTGCTGGCAATGAGGAGGTGATGATCTCTACAGGTTCCACTTTACTTGATTTAGCTATTAGTGGTGGCAGGGTTAGAGGGGGTGGTATCCCAAGCGGAATTCTTGTAGAGATATTTGGGCCAAGCGGGACGGGTAAAACCGTCCTGCTTTGCGAAATAGCAGGAAATGTAGTTAGGCAAGGTGGGCAGATTATGTTTCGTGATCCAGAGGCTCGTCTGAATAAACAATTTGCTAAGTTATTTGGCTTAAATATTGAAGAGACTGACTATGATATTTCTGCTACTGTGGCTGAAGTATTTGAACCAGTCAGAAAATGGAATCCAGAACCTAAGGACAAGGTGCATGGTATATTTGTAGATAGCTTGGCTGCTCTAACTACCGAATGGGAAGCTGATGGTAAAGACCAATACGGCATGCGTAGGGCTAAAGAATTTAGTGAACAACTAAGGTTAACATGTCGAACATTGAGAGAGAAAAACTTTCTTATGGTATGTTCCAATCAAGTTAGGCAGAATTTAGATGCTGGCCCTTATGGACAGCGGTATAAGGCTCCAGGTGGTGAGGCAGTTGGTTTCTATTCCAGTCTTAGACTCCGTTGTGTTGGTTCTAAGAAGATTACCGAGGAGAAAACTATTAAGGGCAAGAAAGTCAAGAAAGTTGTTGGAGTTGAGACTGAAATAGAAGTATTTAAGTCATCAGTATGGAAACCATACAATAGAGCTACCATATCAATTATTTATGATTATGGTATAGATGATATTAAGGAAAACTTACAGTTTTTGAAGTCTACATTGGGCACTTCTGTATATGAGTTGAATGGTAGAAAGTTAAGCAATTCACTTAAGGAAGCTATTAAGATTGTAGAGGCTGATAATTTAGAAGATGAGTTAAAGAATGCAGTAATTGATTTATGGATTGAAATAGAGAAGGAATTTGAAAGTGATCGTAAACTCAAGGTAAAATGATTTTTGAGGAGGTTATTTAGTATGGCTTCCAAAGGAAAGGCAGATAGGGTAATACCTAAGGTAGCTGATGAGGCATTGAAGAGAGCTAATGGAGATAGAAAAGCAGCATATTCTCAATACATACTGCTTAGATATTCTGTTACAGGTAAATTAGCTCCTGGGTGTGATAATAAGGATTTGCAAGCTTATTATGATCAATGTGGGTTATAATATTA